ACCATTGAACATCTAAATTAGGGTTTTGTTTATTCAATGAAGGCATGACAACCTTTGTTTTATGTGCAAGAAAATCACACAATACTTTATATGTTCATAATATGCAAACTGTTTAGATTTATGTAATTATGTTTGCTGTTGATCTTCATCTATACAGTTGCTACAATTAATACGTTCATTCCCATAAACGAGCAAAAAAAACCTTAATCATTATGTGCGCCGCTGGGGCAATCGGTCCTAATAAAACGGAGTTGAAATGACAAGATTAACTTTACATAAAAGCCTTAAAACTATGCAAGAGCAGTGGGGAATAAGAATCATATTAAATGCCGAGGCAAGAAGGTATCAGTGATGCATTACTTCCCCTTTCACATTAACGACTTTAGGGCTGGCACGAGAGGCTTGAATCTTCTTGAAAGAGGCGTCTATGTTGAACTTTTACAGTGCTATTACGACACCGAAAAACCCCTACCTAAGTGTGTCGAAGCCATCTACTTTATGTTGGGCGCACACTCTGATCAGGAAAAAGAGATCGTGCAAAAAATACTTACATTAAAATTTAAGAAAAGTAGAAGTGGGTATGTGAACGCTCGCACAACTCGCGAACTTTCAAAATTTAAGGAATTGAAATCGTCAAGTAAGGCTGGTGGCATCAAGAGTGGAATAGTGCGCAGAGCCAAAGCTGATATGGCTTTAGCACTTGAAAAAAAATTAAAGGGTACTTCAAGTACTGATCAAGACCCCTTGAACCAATCAGTAACCAAGAACCAAGAACCATTAACTAATAAAAAGACATCAGCGAAACCCAAGTGCGATGAGTGCCCAATGTTTAATGAGCTTTGGGACACATTCAGTGACAAGCGAGGCAAGATGGATGCGATGAAGGCTTGGGCAAAGCTCAAGCCTGACCGATTGCTTGCAGACAGAATCATTGAGGGTGCTCGCCATTACGTAAAGACACGTAGCCTTGAAACCCAATACTGGAAACAGCTCAGCGGATGGCTCAATGGCCAACGTTGGCTAGACAGTCATGCCGATACTGTTGCCACAAGATCAACTGACAGGTTCGCTGGTGCGATATGAGAGGCACTCTATCGATCGTTCAAGCCAGGAGGATGAACACCCAGCTGTCAAACGTTTGGGTTTTCTTAACTGAGTGCCCGCAGCCAGACATCTACACCTTATTAAACGACCCAGACATGTGCCTACTGAACGGTTTCATGCCAGAGGTTCACATATATTCAACCGACAACCTACGGACTCTTGACCTTCGTTGCTTAACAGGTCTGATCGTCCACTTGGTTGGGGTTGACCCAACCAAGTTGGCCGTTGCTGCCAAGCAAATCAATCGTTTCAAGCCACACTCGATCTACGCATGCAACGGACGTGAGCTGATTGAGCACCACACAGAGATTGAAAATGATTAACTTAAGAACATTCAACGAGCAGGATTTCGAGCGTTACATGCGTGAGTCTGAGCCCATCGTGAAGGTTCTACCACCGCGTGCTTGGACCGATGAGATTGCATACATTTTAAAGAACGGGGTGACGCTCTCAGGGGCCACAATGCCTTGGCAAAAGACCCACAACTTAATTAGGTTTAGGCCTTGTGAGGTAACCCTATGGCAAGGTATTAGTGGTCACGGCAAGAGCTTGATGCTAGGCCAGGTGATTGCCGGCTTCATGAACCAAAATGAGCCTGCCTGCATAGCCTCGTTTGAGATGAAGCCGGCGATGACATATCTACGCATGTTAAGACAGGTAGCTGGGTGTGAGCGGCCCTCAATAGCATTTAACGAGCGATTGCTCGACTGGTTAGATCAAGACCGTATGTGGATCTATGACCACCAAGGGTCAGTCGCACCAGAACAGGTGTTCGCAGCGATTAGGTACAGCGCTCACGAACTAAAGGTCAAGCATTTCGTTGTAGATAACATCATGAAATGCGTTAGAAACGAAGACGACTATTCAGGCCAGAAGATGTTTGTAGACAGAGTCTGTGCTTTGGCACGCGAGAACTCGATTCACATTCACTTAGTGCATCACGTTAGAAAAGGCCAAAACGAGTACGACATCCCGGGCAAGTTCGATGCCCGGGGTTCAGGCACCATCGTTGACCAAGTTGATCAGGTAATGACTGTTTGGAGAAACAAACAAAAGTCAGACATCTTGGCAAAAGAACCAGAGAACGAAAAATTCAAGAACGAACCCGACGCTGCCTTAGTTGTGGCCAAGAACCGGCACGGCGACTGGGAGGGCAAGATATCGCTTTGGTTCCACAAAGATTCATTGCAATACACACCAGACAACAGATGCCTACCACTCACGCTGATCAGAGAGCTTGCATGAAAAGGCCCGACCAAATAAACCAGCTGTTCGTTTAAAAAAAAGAGGAGCAAGGCGATGTGTAAATCATGCAATACGCAGTCAAGGGACTACGACTGGCGCGGATGCATTAACTGCGCCGTGAGAGTAGTCAGGATGGCAAAAAAGACTCACGAGAAACAGCGCATGCTCGATTTCGTAGGCCAGTGGCACGATAAGGCCAAGGTCTTGAGCCGGGTCGCGGGGGCGAAATGATGACACCAGGTTTGGACTCAAAAAAAATGAGACATGGTATGGAAATGGGGGTTGATGGGCAGGGAGGCAGTCGAGACGCCCGACCCAGATCGCCATTGACTGGCGCCTTGACCCCAAATGGTAGACCAAAGGGTGTCCCAAACAAGATCACCCGGAACTTTAAGGCAGCAGCTGAAGAGGCGTTTGAAAAGGGGGGTGGCGTCGCATTCTTAGTCAAGATGATGCACGGCACAGCAAGCGATAGAGCAGCCGTACTGGGCCTATTTGGACGACTGATACCCCATCAAATGATCGGTCAAGTCGACCACAAGGTGAAGGTCGAGCTGTCGTGGCTAGGTGGCCGCACTATCGGCAAGACGTCGATAGATATGCAATCTCCCGCAGGAGGCACGCAGTGTCATATAGATCAAGATGTTATGGACGTTGAGGCCATCGATGTGGACGCTGAGAGACTGGCGAGAGACCCTTGACGACACAGGGTCCAACGGGGGCAAGGCGTGCCCCCCCGCGCTACCACCCCCCGCCCCCATCCGGTCGAGGGCCGGGGTCGTCTCTGTCGTTGGGAACCCTCCCATCGAAAATTCCCCAATCAACTCCATTTAACCGCCTTGCTCGCGCCATTTAACTTCCATATTGCCGCCATTTGACCTCTACAGCCCATATATTTAGGCGTCTTCGCCACCTAACCACCACATCGTCGCCAGTTTGTCGCCACATCCGCCATTAAACCGCCACATACACTCTTATTCACACTTAACTAGTATTTTTTTAAAGGTGGTGCTATGACAATGTCTCTCTCCGAGTACGTCCCCCGTGACTGCTTTGTCCCCCTTCACAAGCGCAGCAAAAGGTGGGCGGTGATTGTGGCTCATCGCCGGGCGGGTAAGACGGTGTCTGTGTGTGCTGACTTGGTGATCGGCGCTTTGGAGACAGCCTTACCACGGCCTCAATTTGCTTACTTGGCCCCATTACGGGAACAGGCCAAGAAAACTGCGTGGCAGTACCTTAAAGACTTAACTAAGCCCCACTGGGCCAAGAAGCCTAATGAGGCCGAGCTCAAGATCGAGATTGACAACGCTCACGGTGGCACGTCCATTATTTACGTCGGTGGTGCTGACAACCCAGACTCCCTGCGCGGTCTTTACTTTGACGGCATCGCGCTTGATGAGGCGGGTGACATGAGACCCAGCACCTGGTACTCGGTGCTCAGGCCTGCCCTGTCTGACCGCCAAGGCTGGGCTATTTTTATGGGCACGCCCAAGGGCCGCAACATGTTCTGGTCGCTGCGAGAAGAGGCCCGGATGAACCCTGGCACGCACCTGCTGCTTGAGTTACCGGCCAGCGTGACGCACATATTGCCCGAGGAGGAGTTAAGAGATGCCCGGGCTCAGATGACGCCCGAGACTTATGCAATTGAGTACGAGTGTAGTTTTGACGCATCAATTCCCGGGTCTTATTTTGCCCGCGAAATTGGTGAAATATACGGCAAGGGTCAGATCGGTACGGGGGCAATATTTCATCGTGACCCAGCCTTCCCTGTCTTCGTGGCGGGCGACTTAGGTTTCACTGACAGCTGCGCTTGGTGGGTCTGGCAAAAGACATCTGGTGGCATCAGGATCTTGGATTATTACGAGGAGAACTCGCAACCGATCTCGCACTACATCGAGTGGATTAAGAGGCTGGGCAACGTAGAGACGGTCTATCTGCCTCACGACGCTCGGGCAAAGAGCTTGCAGACAGGACGCTCTATTGTCGAGGTTTTTTTAAGTAACGGGATCGTGCCAGAGATTGTCCCCAAGATGAAATTTGCCGACGGGGTCGAGGCCGTGCGTCAGGTGATCCGTGGCTGCTGGTTTGATGAAGAGCGGGTGTATGCCGGGTTAGAGCACCTGCGGGCTTATTGTCGTGAGTGGGATGAGAAGGCGGGCACCTTTAGGGACCGTCCCAGCCACGACGCGCACAGCCACGGTGCTGACGCCTTTAGGTATTTGGCACTGTCCTGTGGCGAGTTCAACACGTCCATTTTGTTGACAGAAAGCGCAACTGATGCTAAAAACACAACACTTTACAGCTTCTCGCTGGAAGATCTGTGGGCGACTCAATCGCCCGCCTCGCGTAGGATATGAGATGAGCTCAGGCACGATAGATGGCGTTGAAGACTTGGGCACAGGCAAGGGCGCATCCGCCGCCCTCTGGTCGAGTGAGATCAAGGCCTCGCAAACATTTTTAGAGAAGTTCCATAGGTCAGCGACCAAGATTAATCGGCGCTACCTAGACAAGAGGGATGCTGGCCAACAGAGTGAGTTTAGGGTCAATTTATTTTGGTCAACCATTCAAGTCGTGATGAGCTTGCTCTATGCCCAGCCCCCCAAGGCTGACGTCAAGCGCTTATATGACGATTATTCAGACCAGCCCAGCCGAGTGGCCAGTGAGATTCTGGAGCGTATCTTAAATAACGACCTGCAGTCGGATCACGGCAGCTCTAGCGCCTCGATCAGATATGCAATTCAAGACTGGGTAACGATTGGCTTGGGTCAGATATGGGCCCGATACGATTTGCAGACCGCAGTAGATGACGCCCCCCCAGGTATAGACCCAATGACAGGTGAGCCCATAGAGGCCGAGCCTGTTGAGCGCATCGTCTCTGAAGATGCATTAATTGAGTACGTTCATTGGCAAGATTTTTTATATTCGCCAGCCCGAATCTGGGAAGAAGTGCGCTGGGTGGCACGCCGTGCCTACCTGACAAAAGAGAAGTTGATATCACGCTTTGGTGAAGAGGTGGCGGGTAAGGTGCCAATGACAGGGAACCAGACAAAGGACCCTAAAGAGGCTCAGGACAAGCCCAAAGACCCGTGGAACCGTGCCGAGGTTTGGGAAATATGGGACAAGAGAACCAAGAAAGTTTATTGGTTCAGCCCGGGCTGTGATTTCTTACTTGATGAGCGCGAAGACCCATTGGGCCTGTCGGCATTCTTTCCCTGCCCCCCTGCTCTTTTTGCCAACGCATCCACGACCGAGTTGATTCCGCGCTCTGATTACATCATGTCGCAGGATCAGTTCGAGCAACTAGACGAGATAAACACCCGAGTAACGTGGTTAACACGCGCAATGAAGGTTGTTGGCGTCTACGACAAGTCGGCAGAGGGTGTTCAGCGCATGCTGTCGCAAGGCGTTGAAAACCAACTCATTCCTGTGGATAACTGGGCGATGTTTGCCGAGTCGGGAGGACTGAAGCAAAAGGTTGACTGGATGCCGGTCTCTGAGGTTGCTTCGGTGATTGAGAGATTGGTCAATTTACGCGAGCAGGTGAAGGCACAAATCTACGAGGTGTTGGGCATTTCAGACATTATGCGTGGTTCGACCAAGGCCTCTGAGACAGCTGCAGCGCAACAAATCAAGGCTCAGTTTGGGTCAACCCGGATTCAGTTAAAACAGTTCTACATAGCCAAATTTGTACAGGCCGGCATGAGCATTAAGGCCGAGATCATTGAGCGTCATTTTCAGCCCGAGACCATTGCCAAGATGTCCAACATTATGGCTACCCCTGACGCTGAATTTGCGCAGGAAGCTATACGGTTATTAAAGACCCCAGATGAGTCGCAGTACCGGGTCTTAATTCAGGCCGACACCTTGGCTTACATCGACCGCAAGGCCGAGAACGACGTGCGGACGGCGGCACTGACCGCCATCGGCCAGTTTATTCAGCAGGTAATGGGCTTGACCGACAAGTTGCCGGGTGCTGCCCCTTATATGCTTGAGATTGTGCGCTGGTACGGTGCCGGGTTTAAGGGCTTTCAAGAGATTGAGGGCATTATGAACCGGGCAATCGATGCCGCGACCAAGATGCAGCAAGAGCCTGCCAAGCCTGATCAGATGTACGAAGCAGAAGTGGCTGAGAAACAGGCCGGGGCTCTTGAGCGACGTGCAAATGCGGTGCAAAAGTTGGCTGACGCAGGCCTAAAGACGGCACAGTCCGCTATGCCCTTCCCTGCCCCACCCGAGCAGTTTTTAAACGGTATGCAGGGCCAGCAACAGGCTATGGCGCAACAACCGACACGCGAGCAGATGATGGCCAGTCAGTCTCCTCCTCAACCGATGCCGTCAATGGGCACAGAGCCCAACGCTGGGGTGCCACATGACGTTACTCAGATGGGCGAACCCAATATGCCACCAATGATGCCAAGCATGCCACCCCTAATACCCGGTGCCGGACAATGAGCAAAAAAACCTACAGGCAGGACCGCGAGACGCTAGAGCTCGTTGAGATGTTTACCGAGGACTATGTGCCATCCAATTGCGACGCAGCGCTCTGGGGGGATCGCCATTACGACGGCATGAAGACCACCGAGGGCGTGGACATATCGAGTCGAACCAAGCACCGCGAGTACATGAAGAGGCACAACTTGGCCACCTATGACGACTTTGCTGGTGAGTTTGAGCGTCGCCAGCGAGAGCGTGATTCGTATCACGCGGGTGAGCACGGCTCAGTTAACCGACGCGACATTGAACACGTCATTGAACAATTGTCGAGGTGATAGATGGAACAAACCTTTTTCGGTAATGCACTGCGCAAGGGCAAGCAATACGGTGAGTCATTCGCACGTGGTGTGCCACAGATGGCCACTGGTTTTGTTGACCTATTAGGGTTACCCCTAACGATGTCAGGCGTATCAAAGCCAGAGGACATTTTTGGCAGTACTGACTACCTTACCAAAAAGGGTTTACTGCCACCCAAACAAGATGGCATTGATAACGAGACCACCGAGCTACTTTCAAGCGCACTGAGCCCCGCAGGTGCAGCAAAGGCCGGTATTACTGGGCTGGCAGGTCTGGCGGCATTGGGGATAAAGAGCGCGAGCAAGCTGCCAACTGCCGTTGCAGCTACGGAATTGACCGGCAGAAAATTAAGTTCAGCCTTGCGCAAAACCGGCTTACCAATAGCCAACGGTGATGTGGCTGAAAAACTGTGGTCAGAGGGTAAAAACATTTACGCTTTTCACGAGATGGACGGTAAACACATAAAGGTTGCCAACCGTGAAATGCTTAATAATTACGCGCCGGACCTTTTGATGCACTTGCCGGATGCAAACCCTGCTCCAGCCGTGGCGGCATCATCGGGGTTCAGAACCGTTGAGGCACCCAAGGAGGTCACCGTCGGCAAGCGGTTCTTAAGTGGTGACAACAAGGGTGACTATCGAGGCACAGAGGCATTTGGCGGGATTAACCCAACAAAGCTTGGAAAGATGCGGTCTGAGTACCTTCGTAAGATGGAGGAAGGCGCGGGTGGCAGGATGTGGTACGACGAGTCGAGCGATTACATCAATAAGCTTGTCGGTGGCGACAATCTGGAAGCAGACAGAATGGCCAATGCGCTTGCTATTACATCGAGCAGAACGCCCGTTGCATCAAACCTGATGTATGCCAATAAGGCTTGGAACCAAAACCTAGTAGGTGACAAAGTCCACTCAGGTGGCTTTCCATCTGTTATGGGAGAGGCAATGACCAAGGCATTTAACGACCCCAATGCTGCTGCGACTGGCTTAAAGCGTTCGCCATTCTCGGCAGGTCTTTCTGTAAATTGGATGGGACCTGAATTTGCAAACCGGCCCACGCACGACATACATGATGTCCGCGCTTGGGGCATTAAGGACCCAAAGACTGGGGAAGATTGGAGTAAAGGTGTTGGGGAGGCTGGTCACAGGTTCCTTGACGAGC